GGTGTTTCTAAAAAAACAAATGAACTTTTTGGAGAAGTTGCTAGACAAGTTTCTAAATCTTCAAATAGTGGAAGCACTAGAAATAGTTCAGGAGCTAAACCTAATTCATGGTTTTTATAACAAACAAATATTAATAATTAACAAAAACGAATAAACAATGGCAATTCAAACAATCCCAGGGTTAACTGGTTTTACTTACGCTCGTGTTGCTTCTATGGACAAACGTGCAGTGGGAAAACTTACAGACTCAAATCACTTAGAGAGTTTTCACTCTACTGAGCCTGCAGATTATGATAAAAAGATTATCTCTTTATATACTCAGAGCTCATTGTACAGTAATGACTTCTTGGACATGATCAACAAAAGCACTCCTTATTACATTGATAATAATAGTGACTCTTGGAAATGGCAAGTAGCTGTTCCTTACAAATTCCCAAAAATCATTGACATCCCTACATCAACACAAGAGTTGTTGAAACCAGGTATTGATGGTCAAGAGTTTCAATTAGTATTAGACACTAACGAGTTTTCTAAAAATGCAATTGTATCAGTAGGTACTCGTCAGTATGGTCCTAGATTCTATGTAATCAAAGATCCTGTGCCTTGGAATATGGGATTCTTGTATTCATTTACATTAGTAACTGATAATCCAACAGTTGATTTCGTAACTTCAACTTTCTTACAAGTTGGTGTTGAATTAGAATTAGTTGATGCTGCAATCGGTGAATTTGATCAAGACTTATTAGGACTTCCTAGATTAGGTGAGCAAATCACAATGTATGAGTCTTTAGGATCAGCATATGGATTTGAGCACAAAATCACTGAGTGGGCTGATGACAAAATGATGAGAGATGCTTCTGGTAAACCATTAGACATCTTAGTTTATGCTCCACAAAGACGTAATCAATTACCTTTAACTCGTAATGATGTTAAATGGGAACCATTTATTGAGTTCTGGATGCGTAAGTCTATGTTAGAATTAAAAGTTAAACGTATGATTTGGGCTAAGCCTGGAACAGTTAAAACTAATGGTTCTAAACAAGAATTAAAACGTACTTCTGCAGGTGTTTACCACAGAATGAGAAATAACGGTAACTTAGTACAATACAACAGAGGTGAATTTTCTGCAAACTTAATTCGTTCTGTATTTGGAGATCTTTTCTACAGACGTGTGGATGTTAAAGACCGTAGAGTTAAAATGTATACTAATGAGGCTGGATTCGATGTATTCCAACAAGCTCTTAAAAATGATGCATTAAACTCTGGTCTTACTTTCATGGCTGATTCTGGAAACAGATACTTACAAGGAGAAGGTCAACACATCACTTACAACTTTGCATTTGATGCAATGGTAACTCGTGAGACTGGTAGAGTTGAACTTATCCACTTAAAAGAATTAGATTTACCACAATCTAACTTAGAGTTTGGACAAAACAAAAAATCAACTCCTGTATTTATGGTGTTTGATGTTTCTCCAATGTCTGATGGATCTATGGTGAATAACATTCGTGAGGTGAGAATGAAAGGTGCTCCTTCTATGACTTGGGGATATATTGATGGTACAAGACACCACTTAGGTTTTGCTAAATCTCAAGGTATGTCTTCTGCTAACAAATTCCCAGGATACGAAATCTGGATGAAAGACAGATGTGATGTATTCATTGAAGACTTATCAAGAACTGTGTTGATCGAAGAAATCCCACAATTCTAAAAATAACAGTACTCATGTTGCTTCCCATAAGAACAGCACATAAGTCATTTTTTCTGAGAAAAATCCCCTCGAACCCACACCCTCTCCCTCCTAGAGGGGATAATTCTCAAAACTAAAGCAGAACAATATCTGGACAGCTTAACAGCAGGATTTAGTTTGAACAGTTTTAGTTACAGTGCCTGACTAAGCATTTGCCTTAGTTGTGCACTTTAAAAAAATAAACAAGAGTGATGGATTGGGGGGTATCCCTGGTCGCATTTCCTTCAATGGAAACACTCTACTAATTCTTATTAGTCCCTGTAAATCAAACTAGTAAGTGAAGATTTAAATAAACCAAATTATTAAATTAAACTACATATGGGCAAATTAGGTAAAATCTCTACGATTAAACGTGAGTATAACAGTTCTCAGTTACAAACAATGGACAGTGGACTTTCTCAAAAAGGTATGACAAGAATCCCTGGTACAGGTGTATTCAAATATCCTTATAAGGAATTAGATGGAAAGTATAGAACAGGATTAGATCCTGACGCTGCTTACATCAGAAGAATAGCTGATCCTACAGAAAGAGAATTAGAAATTGAAAGAGTTACAAATCTTAAATCTAAATTAGAAGCTGCATTAGGAGATATTGATCTTGGTCCTCGTTCTAAGTTTTGGAACTATGGATTATCAACTTCTACAGATGATCAAATGCATGTTCAACCAGTTAAACTTTTAGATGGTGATAATTATTTTGATCTTATGATTCCTTTTCAAGAATTAGCATTTGCTTGGTTAAGAGTTCACCCTACTATTGCAAGTTCTTATCAAGCTTGGGAAAGAGGTGATTATCCTGCAGATACACAATTTTATGTTGTTAATGATGACATTGAAAATGCTGTAATCTTCAAGAAAAAACAATTAATCAACAAAGCAATTGTTAAGTTTGATAGTATGACTCCTGAGAAGAAACGTAAAGTGGCAAGACTTTTAGGACTTCCAGTTACAGAAGATACTAAAGAAGAAGTGGTATACAATCAAGTGGATAACATGTTAAAACAATCAGAATTTAAATCTGGTAGTTTCCAAGGATTAAATCCAGTAGAGGTGTTTAATAGATTTGCTGATATGAAGGAAAATTTATTACATATTAAAGATTTAGTTAAACAAGCTCTTTCACATTCTGTTTATAGAACTAAACCAAATGGTAAAATCTATGAAGGAGAATTTGAAATTGCAAAAGATGAGGAAGATTTAATTAAGTTCCTTGCTGATGACGATAATCAAGATGAGTTGTTAACTCTTGAAGGAAAATTAAAAACTAAAAAACTAGCTTCTGTATAAGGAGCTAGTTTAAAAATAAAAGAATATGATACCAGTAGATAGTTTATTATATAAGATTGATCAAAAACTAAATAAACTATCAACTAATGCTCATCAACAAATTCAATTAGAAGATAAAATTTTAGCTTTAAATGAAGCTCAGATTAAATTGATAAAGCAAAAAGTTGATGGTATTAGTACAGTTGGTAACTATGGACTTGACTCTTTTAAAAAGAGATATGAAGATTTACAAAGTCTTATTGTTAATTACAATCATCAACCTTTAAGTCTTACATTAAAAGATCCAGAGATAAACCAATGGTGTACTTACGTTCATGATCTTAGTCCTAAATATATGTTCTACGTTGATAGTTATATATTAGCTGACAAAGGAAGATGTAAAGATAGAAAGATTTGGATTAATCGAGATCTTGCTAAACATGGTGATCTTCAGTTTGTATTAAACAATGATCACTATAAACCAAGTTTTGAATATCAAGAAACATTCAATTCTTTATCATCAGATGAAATTTCTGTATTTACAGATGGAACATTCACTCCTTCTAAAATATACATTATGTATATGAGATATCCTCAATACATAAACAAAGAAGGATATATTATGCTAGATGGAACACCATCTTACAATCAGAATTGTGAACTAGAAGAATATTTAGAAGATGAGCTTTTAGATCTTACAGTGCAAAATTTAGCAATGTATACAGAGAATGCTTCTGCTGCACAAAGTGCCCAATTTAGAATACAAACAAACGAATAATATTAACATTTAAATAAATAACAAAATGGCTGATTTTTCATTAACCACGTTATTCGTGGTGCCAGTAGGGCAAACTACACTCCCTAGCTCTGGTTCAACACAAGACTTGACTGCTGGTCAAGTAGGTATTTTTGACAACAATTATGTAGCAACTACAACTCCTAGTACAGGACCTTACTTCTATGTTGCTCAAGGTAGAGAAAATACATATTTACAAGGATCTAAAAGATCTGATAAAATTGCAGGATGCAATCAACAAGTATCATGTAGACCAAATGTAACTGAATGGTACAAAGTTACAGGATGTCCTACAGCTACAAATCAAATTACTGACGTTGATGGATGGAATGTAAAATGTGGTGATGTTGTAACATTAACATTACGTGCTCACTCTTCTTACATTGATACATTGTATTTCAATGGATTTACAAGATCTGTAACTGTACAAGCACCTTGTTGTGATTGTGGTGGTGATCCTTGTGACACTGTTGACACTAATGCTTTAATTAATCAATTTATTGAGAAATTAGAAGCACAAGCTCCTGGTATCAACCCTGACAACATTAGTTTTAACACTTTCTATACATTTGAAAATGTAGGTGGTACAATTTTACGTATTACAGGAAAACCATTAACTAAATATGGTCAACCTTGTGATGTAGCAGCGTTCCCATTTGAGTATGATAGAATGTATTTCCGTACATTTGTTTACAGTGGTCCTGCTACAACAGCTGACTTTATTGTTGCTGATAATTGTAACATTGTTGCTGAAGCTACAGTGATTCAAACTTCTAATTACCCAACTGGTAGTTCTGAAGAATTTATTCAGTTAGAGAAAAACTTCTATAGCTACCAAGCTGGTTACTTGAAACATTTATATAGAATGAATGGTTACAATGCTAACTTTGAGTCTTATGTTTCTGCAGGAACTACGTATGATTCATATTACATTAAATTTAATGAATATGATAGATCTGCTTATTCTTGGGGTGATTACATCAAAGAAGATTCAACGGTTATCATTGCTGTAGAATCAGGAAGTACTATAGGTAGTGATATTCAAACAGCACTAGAAGATGCTTTAGGAGCAGTTTTGGATAACAATGTTTGTATTACAACTACATCTACAACAACAGCAGCACCACCAGTAGTTGCTTAAGTAAAACTTACTAACTAATATTAAAAAGGGGAAGGAAAGGATTAAACTTTCTCTTCCTCTTTTTTTATTAAAAAATATTATTATGCCAACATTAAATTTAGATTTTATAGTAGTTCCTACATATAACACTTTAACATTAGGTGTTATTGATGCTTCTACCTATCCCACTAATCCTCCAGAAGTTTTATCTCCAACTATTGAGATAGATATTCCTGGTTTTGGAGTTAAGTTACTACCTTTTATTCCTAATGGTAATAATATATTTACATCTTCTACATTAGGTATTACAGAAGAAAACTGTAATCAACCTTTACCTGATGGTTTATATAGAATTAAATATTCTGTTGCTCCAGCATATTTAAATTATGTTGAAAAAACAATACTAAGAATTGACAGACTCCAAGAAAAGTTTGACAATGCTTTTTTACAACTTGATATGATGGAATGTGATAGAGCTTTAAAAACACAAGCTAGTGTTAATTTAAACACTATTAACTTTTACATTCAAGGAGCTGTAGCATCAGCTAATAATTGCTCAGAGTATGAAGCAAATAAACTTTATGCTCAAGCAGATAGAATGTTAAACACTTTTTTAAGATCTGATTGTGGTTGTTCTGGTAACAATTATCAAATAAATTTTTACTAATATGAAAGCAAATTGTTCAAATTGTGGAGCTAGAGTTGGTTGTGGATGCCAACTAAATAATGGGTTATGTTCAGCTTGTAGACCAAAAGTTCAAAAATAAATAGTATATGTTATCACCTAGATTAAATAATTGTCCTGAATGTGCAAACATTCCAGAATTACTTAGAAAAATTGATTGTAAGTTAGCAGAACTTGGAAATAATTTGTACAACAATATTTCATATATGTTGAACAAAACTGTTCCTGCTGGTGACATTATTAGATTAATTGTTTATAGAAGAGTTTTAACTTATAAATATTATAATCCACATTACGTTTCAAAATATTCAATAGCTATGATAGCTAGTAGAGTGATTCGTCTTACAGCAGGATGTGTTAGTAAATGTAACACACCTATTCCTTGCGTAGAAGAACCTTGTGATATTAAAATCATACCAAATCCAACAACAACAACAACTAGTACAAGTACAATAGTTCCAACAACAACTACAACTAGTAGTTCAACTAGTACAACTACCACTACGATAGTTTAAACCTTTTAAAAAATAAAATAATATGTCCACTTGCTCAAATTGTTATAACGGATGTACAGAGATTGTCTCTGACAGATGTGTTAGATATACAGGAATAGATGTTCCTGTCCTAGGAATCCAAACAGGTGATTCTTTGTCTTATGTAGAACAAGCTCTTATTACATTCCTTACATCTACATTAGATGGTACAGGAATTAAGCTTGATATTCCTTCTTCAATTATTTGTGAGGTTGTTAATAAATATCTTCCTACATGTAGAGATATTAATGTATTAGATCTTTCTATAGCTCTAATAAAAGCAGCTTGTGATTTACAAAATCAAATCAATGATTTAGATGATGCTATAAATGTTATAGAAGCTCCTTATACAGTTAATTGTTTAACAGGTGTTACAAGTACATCAGGTACACACGCTTTGTTACAAGCTACAATTGATTCATTGTGTACATTAAGAACTAGTTTCAATGCACTTCTTATTAATATTCCAAATACATATGTTGCTATTGATGATTTAGATCAATTGATTCAAGACTATTTAGATAGTATTGGAGTTTCAACATTAATTAAAAATAGAATGGTTCCTTATTCTGCAGTTCCTTATTATGGACCTTTAACATATTTTGATGGTACAGGATCTGGAACAGGTGATTGGGTTGACATCTATCTTTGTAATGGATTAAATGGAACACCAGATTTAAGAGGAAGAACATTAGTGGGAGTTACAGATGGAACAATGTTAGGAGGAACAATGGATCCACAAGTTATACCAACCACTCCAGGAAACCCTACATATTCATTAGGAACTACACAAGGAACTAATCAAGTTACATTAGGTGTTTCTCAAATTCCTGCTCACACGCATGTTGCCACTGTAAGTTCTATTCCTAATCATGCACACTATATGGCAGTTACAGGTTTAGAAACTAACTCAGATGTAAACAGTCTTTTTAATGGAACAAACCCAGCAAGAACTGAACAAGGGCTTATTCCTCGTGCACTTCCTTTACTTAATGATGATAATTTTGATTATGAACTAGTAACTGTACCTGGAACTCCTGATGGAGGTAAAACAAGTGAAGCTGGAGCACATACACACTCTGTAGATTTAAGTAGTATTGGTGGAGGTCTTCCTCATAGTAATATTCAACCTTCTTCAGGATGTCTTTATATAATATATATTCCTTAAAACTAACAAATTATGAATCCTTATTTACCAGTTAACCCTTGTTGTACACCCACTCCTGTTAGCACTGGATGTCATCAATCTAATTCAGTTTCACAATGTAACAATGCTTGCTCTACAAATTTACCTGTATCAAGTGATGTTATATATAATGGTCCTGAATTAACTTGTACATTAATTGCTCCTTGCGATACAGTGAATGTAGCGTTACAAAAAGCTGATGCTATTATTTGTTCCTTATTAAGTCAAATTACAAGTTTGACAAACTTAGTTAATGTTTTAACAGAACAGATAGTTAACATTAATAGTGAACTTATAATAATAGAAAATAATTTAGATGAATGTTGTAACACTACCACTACTACCACTACAGCTAGTTTGTGTAATCAATATACAATTATTGGACTATCAGGTGGTGGATTTTTTACTTACACTAATTGCGAGAGTGGATTTCAAGAGGGAGCAGTAGGTTCTGGAAATGTTGTTACATTTTGTGCAATAAGTATAGATACAGACGATAATGTATATATAATAAATGATGGTCCGTGTGTTTTATAAAACTAATAAAAAATGAGTAATTGTCCTCAAATAAATAATACAACAATAATAGGAACGAGTGATGTCTTTTATGATGGTCCTCAATTGCCTTGTTCTAATATAGAAACATGTGACACTTTGAATGTAGCTTTTGAAAAGTTAGATGGAGTGGTGTGTGTTATTATAGAAGATGTAGAATCTTTAACAAATGAAGTGAATAACATTGAAGAAAATTTAGTGGATATAAATAATACATTAGTTATTATAAACAATCAATTAAATATTTGTTGTCCAACAACCACTACTACATCATCTTCTTCTACATCAACTACCACCACTTCTACTAGTTCAACTACCACTACTACCACCACAGAACCACCTCTTGATTTAATATGTTTCTGTTTATTTTTAGAAAGTGTTGGTTGTGGAGTTCAATATTCATTCTTGCTATCAGGAAATGGTCCTTTGTTTAATGGAAGACCTACATACAATTTTCTTCCTTTCTTAGGATATCCTGCTCAAGTGTATTATAATGGTTCAAATTGGGTGTTCTATAGCAGTGATCTTGATCTAACTCAACCATTAATTAATTCTAACTATTATCCAGTGGGTGATTATCTTGATTGGGGAACTGTAATTGTAACTGGTTTAATGAATTCTAGTTCACTTGGTCCTTGTCCAGAGATTACCACTACCACTACTAGTAGCAGTAGTTCAACATCAACAACCACATCTACTAGTAGTACAACCACTACATCTACCAGTACATCTACTACAACTACAACAACGACTGTAGAACCTACAACAACCACTACTACCACTTTTGGTGCATGTACTGAATTTGTTGCAGATGGTTCAGATGCTGGTGGAACAGTTGATTATGTTGATTGTGATAGTAATCCTGTATCACTTCCAGTAGCTCTTGGTGAGATCAGTGCTCCTTTCTGTGGGCTACTTGGTTCAGTAACAACAAATGGTCCAATAATAAGTATAATAGGAACTTGTCCAGTTTAATTTAAAAATCAATAAAATATGACAGTATTAATAACATTAACAATAGCAGGAACAGACAGTGGACCTTTTGATCTTTATTCAGATCTAGATGGATATATATCAGCATTTGAAACAGGAGTGTCTAAAGCTTCTTTGTTAGCAGGGTATTCATCTGCTTTAGTTCCTGATTATACAACAACAATTAGAGTGAAATCTAATGGTGTATGTTTAAACT